TCCAGCGTTTCGCTTGTGGCCCTGCAAATCTTTCGGGAACCATCACGGCATTGAGCGGAGCGGTGGAGGGCGATTCCTACACGGTGCAGTTCTTGGGGAATGCTGGCCTTGGGTCGGTGCAGACCACCTTCACCTTCGGCCCCTGCCAGCGGTTTGATTCCATCCCCGTTCACTTTGTTAACAAGTACGGCGGGATTGATTCCTACACCTTCACCATGAAGAACCGAAAGCGGGCCAACATCCAGCGGGAAGTGTTTGGCTACAACTCCGATGTCTATGCAACCACGACCTACAACAAGGTTTGGGCGGGGTCGTTTGACTTCGTGTACGCCCTGAATAGCGATTGGCTGACCGACGCCGAATCCGAGTGGTTGATTGAGATGGTGCGTAGCGGGTATGTATGGCTCGAACTTGGGGGAACCCTTGTGGAAGCGGTGGTCAACGCCAACCAGTATCAATTTGTAACCAGACGGAACGACCGCCTCACGCAGTTGCAGTTGGAAGTTGCAGTAGCCTACGACAACAACATCCTATGAGTGTAACCCTCATAGCCTACCCGACGACCAGTTTCATCAACGACTTGGCGGCGTGGAACAACTTCAACACCCGTGCCGATGCCGATGGAGCGGACACCAAGGAAGACGCTTGCTTTGACTGCCTCTACCTGCGCTTTGCGGGGCTGAATGCCATGCCCGAACTTGCCTATGTCCTTGACACGATGGGCGGGACCGACATCGCCGTCACCTATAGCATCGGGGACATTGAGGATGTGACCAAGCAACGGGGTAGTTTCAGCAAAACCATTACCCTGCCGAACACCCCGACGAATCGGGCCTGCTTTGCGTATGCGTACAATATCCAGTCCTTTGTGGGTGGATTCCAACCCAACAAGCGGATAAGAGCCGCCATGTGGGAGGACGGGGTGCAGGTGTTCAGCGGAGTGCTGCAGTTGCTATCCATGTCCAAGACCAAGGGAACCGTCACCTACGAGGTGGGGTTATTTACGGACAATGTGAGTTTGTTCAAAGCCATTGAGGGCAATATGCTGGTGAACACGGCGGGCGTTACAGGCATGAACCACACGCCCACCAGCGGCCATGTGAGCGGTACTTGGACGGCAAGCGGTGCGTTGAGCAGCGGGTATGTTTACGGCGTGGTTGATGCGGCGGGGTTCACGGACATCTTGAACCAAGGCGGCGGCTGGTTCCAAGCCCCATGGTGGAGGCTCGGACCAAGCATCTATGTCAAGAAGATGGTGGACCTCATTTTCACCGAGGCGGGATTCAGGTACTCGTCCAACTTCTTCAACTCGTCGCTATTCAATAAACTGGTCATCCCATACGCAGCGGGGACGATGCCCACCAACCTTTCGGGGTCCAATATTTTTGCGGCAAGTACGGGAAACATCACTTACTTGGTTAATGACAATGGAACGATTGATTTTCAAAACGACTCAACGGGTCCCTATTATGACCGTTCGGGTTATTGGTCAACGGCAAATAGCCGATTTAATGCCCCTATTACTCCATCCCGATGGAATGTGGAGATAGGGTTTGTAGTGTCGTCAACGGTAGCAAATAGCCTTTACACTTATAGCGCATCAATACGCAATTTGTCATCCTCTGGTGACATCGTAAACATCGGCCCAAACATCAACGGGTTAACGGGTAAACGATACACGATTAAGTTTGACAATATCACCGTCCCTGCAAATGCAGCGGTTAATATTGGATTCCGTGTCAATTCGTTGACAACAAATAATTTCTACACAATTCCATCAGGCGCAACAGTTCAATGGACCTGTCTTGAAAACCCATCCAATATCGGCGTGCTGGATATGCGGACCGCCCTGCCTGCCGATGTCAAGCAGTCGGACCTCCTGCAAGATTTGCAGAAGATGTTCAACCTCCAGTTCATGCCCGACCCGCAGGACCCGAAACTCCTATACATTGAACCTTGGAAGGACTTCTATTCTTCGGGGTCGGTGGTGGACTGGTCGCAAAAATCCGACGAGAACGCCGAGCAAAACCTCACCAACGGCGACCCCAACGCCTATACCAATATCATTTTCAAGTACAAGGACATGGGGGACTATTTGTCCAAGACCTATAAGCAGTCCTATCCGCTTGCAAGGGAAGGCTACGGCGGGCGAATCTTCAACACGGGCAACTTTTACGGCAAGGGGGACAAGGTGGTTGAAACACTATGCGGCACTCTTATCCCCGCATCCTTCAGCACGGACAAAATCGTGGGCAGGACTTGGGACATCGACGGAACTCTCGCAAGCGGAACCATCAAGCCTCTGCAAACGGGCTATCGATTGGCGCAGTATAACTTGATTGAAGGGCAGACCGAGTGGGCCTACCAATACGGGGTCAGCGGGAACACGGCCCTATCCGTGGGCATCCTCAAGATGCCCTTCGTGTCCCACATTGACAACCCATACGCCCCGAATGTGGACCTCACCTTCGGGCAGCCAAGGTTGGTGTACTACAACGCCGTGAACGCAAGCGGGTCGCCGTACGCCTACACCAACAACAACCTCTACAACAATTACTGGCTGAACTATATCAACGAAACCGTATCGCAGGAAGCCTTGCAGTTGGAACTCACGATGCTGCTCTCGTCCGTGGACATCTACCAACTGGACTTCCGCAAGCCCGTCTATTACGGCGGTATTCGTTGGAGGTTGCTGGAGATTCGGGACTACCTGGTCGGGCAGATGAAGCCCTGCCGTGTGACCCTGCGACGCATACTGAACCTGACCGACTTTGCTGCAACCACGACCACCCCGATTGCAAGCAACCCCGAATTTTTGTTTAACGGTCCCATTGACCCCGACCCTGTGGACCCAGGATATGAACCCCCGATAAACCCCGAACTCCCTTCTGAAGGATAACCATGGCAGATGTAACCAAAGAGATTGCACTTGAGGTAAGCCTCAAGGATAGCACAAGCGCAGGAACGCAAAGCGCAAAGCAGCGTCTGCGTGAGATGCAGAAAGAATTGATTGCAATGGCTCAAGCGGGCCAGCAAGGGACTGATGCGTTCAAGAGATTGGAACAACAGGCGGGTTCGCTCAAGGATGAAATCGGTGATGTCAATCAGCGAATCAAGAATCTCGCATCCGACACCAAAAGGATTGACGCTTTTGTTGGTGCGGTGCAGGGCATAGCAGCAGGCTTCCAAATCGCTCAAGGAGCGGCGGCATTGTTCGGCGATGAAAATGAGGACTTGCAAAAGGCAATGCTCAAGGTGCAAGGGGCGATTGCTTTAGCCAACGGGGTTCAGCAGGTGGCCAACCTATTGCAGAAGGAATCATCGGTAATGATGGGGCTAAATACCCTTGCAACAAAAGCCTACGCCACGGTCGTAGGTGATGCAACTGAAAAAACGAGGTTGTTTAGGCTTGCCCTTGCGGGATTGGGGCTTGCGGGAATCTTGGTCGTGCTTGGCTTGATTGCCGAAGCCATGGGTTTTTTTAACAAAGTGACGGAAGAGGCTACAAGTTCGCAAAAGGACTTGAAACGCTCCTTGGAAGATACTGCTGGAACACTTGAGTACTATGAACGGAAACTCAAAGCCAACGGAGCAACCGAGGCAGACCTTGCCAAAATCCGCAGGAAGGCCCTTGAAGCAGAAAAGGCTGAACTTGAACGCAAGTTGCAGGAAGATGTCGCTCGCTTTGGGGTTAAAAATGATAAGTACCAAACGGCTTTGCGCCAAGAGATTGAGTTGCTTGACATCAAAATCAAGGAAGAATCCAAGATAATTAACCAAGCGGCAAGCACTCTATCAGCAGCAGAAAAGTCAAGAAGGGACAAAGCCCTTGCTGACCGCAAAGCCGAACAGGAGCGAACCAAAGCCATTGAAATTGAAGGCTATTACGAGCGTCTTGAATTACAAAAGCAATTTTCGACAGAATACGAGGATGCAATAATTGCAGGGATGCGAAAGGAAGCGGCTGCAAGGATGCGATTTGCGTCTTTGGAAAATGCAAGGGACAAGGCATCAAAGGAGGGTCAACTCCAGCGTGAGGCTGACTTGCGTCAAGCCCAACAACAAATGGCTGACCAATCGTTCTCTATCATTGGCGACATCATCACGGCAACGGCAGGGCAGAGTGAGGCAGCACAACGGAAGGCGTTTAACATAGCCAAGGCGGCAAGCATCGCTCAAGCCATCGTCAACACCTACCTCGCCGCAAATGCGGCATTAGCAATGGACCCTCTCAAGGAAGTGTTCCCAGGTCAGCGATTCGTGCAGGCAGCACTTACGATAGCCGCAGGTCTTGCAAATGTGGCCAAGATTAAAGCGACTCAATTCCAAGGTGGTGGAGGTGGCGGAAGTTCTGCGCCATCCCCTGCCGCTGGTAATGCGACTATGACCCCGCCTCCAACCTTTACAAGCCCGCAAACGACCAACCTCGGAACGGGTGACCTGTCATCGGGTCAGGGTCAGCAGAACCAACCCATGCGGGCCTATGTCGTTGAGCGTGACATTCAGCAGACGACCAGCAGGGTGCGCCGCTTGTCCGAATTTGCAACATTGGGGTAAGGATTACATATCCCCACATGGAACTTCCCGTGTACCGAATGACCGTGGACGAGGTGGACGAAGGCGTGCAGTTTGTCGCCCTCGTTGATATGCCTGCGATTGAAAAACCCTTCCAAGCCTTTGCCAAGACCCCGCAAAGATTCGCCGAAACGGGAGAACGCAGGGTGCTGACGGGACCGCTCATGCTTGCCGACACACCCATCTATCGGAAGGACGACACCTACGGCGAGTATTATGTCGTGTTTGACAAGGCCACCATCCGCAAAATCGTGCAGAAGTACTTCAAGCAAGGCAACCAGCACAATGTGAACGCTTACCACAATGCAGAACTCGATGGCGTGTTCATGTTCGAGAGTTACATCACCGACACCGAGCGGGGCATAATGGCTCCCAAAGGCTACGAGGACACCCCCGACGGCTCTTGGTTTGGTTCCTTCAAGGTTGAGAACGACGAAGTGTGGGAGAACCGCCACGCCTTCAAAGGTTTCTCCGTGGAGGGCTTGTTCGGGATGAAAAATACAGGAACCGAACTGGAGGTCGCACTTGCGGGCCTCGCAGACGATTTGACTAACTTTTTGCAACATATCCAACCAAACTACAAATCCCAATAACATGAACTTAAAAGCAGCCATTGACACTTTGCGGACCGAACTCCGCAAGTTCACAACCCAAAAGCAATCCTTTGCCGACTACAAGTTGGTGGATGGAACCGTTGTCCGTGTGGACGGCGACCTCGTTGCAGGTACCGCCGTGTATGTCATCACCGAGGACGAAACCCTTCCTGCTCCTGACGGAGAGCATCAAGTGGAAGGTGTTGGAACAATCAAGACCGAAGGTGGCAAAATCACCGAAGTTGTCGTAGCCGAAGCCCCAGCACCTGTTGAAGAAGTCGCCGTTGCTGCTGAGATAACCCCCGAAGTTGCGGGTGAAGTGGTGAGTGAAATCGCCGAAGGTTACCCAATGGTGGACCCCGCAATGGTTGAAGAAATCGTCAAGAAGCACTTGGTGAGCATCATGGAGGAACTCAAAGCCGCCTACGCTGAAATGGGCAAAATGAAGGACAAGATGGCCGCATTTGCATCGCAGATGGAAACCATGACGGACATTGTCGAGAAGGTCGCCGAACTACCATCCGAAGCCCCGAAGCCAACCGCCTCCGCTATTGTGGAGCAACGGAAGGCCGCTGCCCAGCAGAACTTCAACGCACTCGCACAAGCAATCCAAACTCTCAAAAAATCCAATTAATCCTTAACCCCCAAAACAAAAAGCCATGGCTTATTCATTCGTTGCACCGCTGACTACTTACACCGAGCAGCAGCGCCTCCCCCTCATCACCAAAGCGGTATTCTCCGCCCGTTCCGCAGCCTTGTTCACCAAACAGGTGGGCATAAAATCGTCTGCTGCACTTAACCTCATGGACACCGACGCAAACATTCAGTCGGGAACTGTCTGCGGTTGGTCTGCAACAGGTAACACTACTTTCACCCAGCGTAACATCACCGTAGGTGCAATGAAAATCCAAGAGGCTCTTTGCCCTCGCTCACTTGAGCAGTACTGGATGCAGTCCCAGTTGACCGCTGGTTCTACCTACGACGGCGTTCCATTTGAGCAAGCATTCGCCGAGCAGAAGGCTCTGCGTATCGCCGAAGCCTTGGAAACCGCTATTTGGCAGGGCAACGCTTATTTCAGCGGTGTAAACCAATTGCTGAACGCTGCATCGGGTTCTACCGTTCTTGCTAACGCTTCCTCCACAACTTGGAACCCAGTATCGGCTTCCGTTGGTATCACGACTTCCAATGTCATCAGCATCTTTGACAAGGTTTACAACGACATCCCGCAGGCCATCTTGACCCGTAATGACCTTGTAATCTTCTGCGGTTGGAACAACTTCCGCACCTTGATTGGAGCCTTCAAAGCCAACACGGGTGTGATGTATAACCAGGTGGATTTGCAGGGCCTTGCCGATGGCGACATCGTTTACCCAGGCACGAATGTCCGTGTCGTTGCAGTCCCAGGTTTGACCTCTACCAACCGCATCGTTTGCACCTACCTTGGCAACCTCTTCTACGGAACCGACTTGTTGAGCGACGAGGAGCAGTTTGAACTGTATTTCTCACGGGACAACGACGAGGTAAGATTCCAAGCCAGTTTTAAGGCCGCAACACAATTTGCGTATCCAGACCACATGGTTGACTTCCGCTTGGCCTAAGTGTAAGGGGGGAGGGAAACTTCCCCCCGTTATTTTGTTCCACCTTAAAATAAAATATACACTATGTCTTGCTCCTTAACTACGGGCTACGCCCTCGGATGCCGTGATTCAGTCGGCGGCATCAAAACTATTTTTGTCCAAGCCTTCAACCCAACGGGTTCCGTGAACACCAACGGAAGCGGAACGGTCACAGGCTTCACGGGTTTCTCATCGGGATTCTACGAGTACGACTTGACTAAGGCCACTTCGTCCATGACGGAAACCTTGAACGCAAGCACCGAGAACGGAACCTTGTTCTACACTCCCGAAGTAACCTTTACCATCAACAAGTTGCAGACCGCCGTGCGGAATGAACTGCGCCTCTTGGCTCGGAATCGCTTGCTGGTCATCGTCCAAGACAACAACAACCGCTACTGGGTGTTGGGTGCTGCGAATGGCTTGGAAGCCTCCGCTGGGACTGCTGGAACGGGTACTGCATTCGGTGACCGTTCAGGCTACGAGATGACGCTGACGGGCATGGAGCCCGACGCCATGCTGAACATCTTGCCAGCAACATTCTCTGCGCTGACCGCACAAATCAGCGGTTCGTAAACTATCTTTGACCTGCGGGTTCTCATACGCCCGCATGGTTTAGTGGTCAGGGGCCATCTCGCAAGGGGTGGCCCTTTTTTTTGTACCTTTGGGCATGAGAATTTGCATCGTTTACAACGCTCACCCGACGGGGTGTTCTTTTTACCGACTGGAAATGCCAAACGCCTATCTTGGCGACAACTACACGGAGTTTGACTATGTCTGCGTGGACAACATCGCCAATGTCAAGGATGAAGACCTAAAGACGGTCGATGTGTGGCTTTTCAATCGTCTTTGGTGTCAAGGTACGCTGGAACAAATTCGGAAGGTCTACGAGGCTCTCACGGCGTTTGGAGCGAAGGTTATTTTGGACCTTGACGACTATTGGGTGCTGGAATCGGGACACATCATGTACCGACACTATTTGTCCACCAAACTTGACGAGCAGATACGGGAACACATCCGCTTGGCTGACCATGTGACCACCACGACCGAACACCTCGCACAAAAGATTCGCCTGCTCAACAAGAAGGTAACCATCCTCCCCAACGAACCCTACGAAGCCTATCAGCAGTACTTGCCCGACACGACTGCTGAACCCGAACCGCACCTGTTCAAAATCGGATGGTTTGGCGGGGCGCAGCATCAGGAGGACATCGCCTTGGTGGAGCATTCCTTCAGCCTGCTGGCCCACGACAAGTCGCTGGATGGCCGTTACAAAATCTACCTTGGCGGGTGGAACGACGGCAACCCCGTCTATGACGATTACGAGCGGATGCTATCCTGCAGGGGGCTGAACAAGAACTACGGCCGCATCCAAGCGGCGGACATCTACTCCTATGTGGGCGGCTACAACTTCATCAACGCCACGATTGCCCCCCTCCGTGATACCAAGTTCAACCGCCTTAAAAGCGAACTGAAAGTCGTGGAAGCGGGATGGATGGGCAAGGCTATCATCGCATCCGAAACCATCCCCTACACGGACATAATCGTCCACGGCCACAACGGGTTGCTCATACCCTACGGCAAGAAGGACGCTTGGTACAAGGCCGTCCGCAAGTTTGTGAACGACCCCGACTACGCTCGCTCCTTGGCCGTGCAGTTGTCCAAGGATGTGAGGGAGCGGTTTGACATCAGCAAGACCGCCGAACGGAGGGCCGAACTCTACCGAAGCATCGGGCGCAAATTGTGAAATTCGGGCGCATCCTACATTTGGGAATAGAGTGATTTACCTATCCCCCAACACCACGAACACAATCGTCGTCACTTGGACGCAGCGGGCCTCATCGGGGGACCGTTACATCTTGCGGCTGACCAACATCGCCAAGAACGCCACGACCGACTTTACCCTGCTGAAATCGGCCAACCTTTCCAACTATACGAACCGTTATGACAAATTTCAGATTGCCGTGGGGTCGCTTGAAACAGGCTCGTATAAGTATGAAGTTTACGATACCTCTTCCACGGTTAGCGCAGCGACTGCAGTCGTTGAAACGGGCTTGGCGTATGTACAGGTAGTTTTGCTGACCTTCAACACCTTCGCCAATTCCATCCAGTACACCGTCTTCGGCTCGTCCGATGAGCGAGTGTTTGATTCCACCTTTGACCAATCTTTCGCATGAGCGTACAAACCCGCAGTCAGTTGGTAGCATCTGCTGCCACCATCACATCCGAAACCGCTGCAGGAGCGAACACCGCCGCCCGTGTGGGTGGACTATTCGACGACCTCGCCGATAGCGCCACCTTGGACCGAGAGCGGGGCGTTGCGAACCTGTACCTTGACGAATCCAAGAACTTTACCCCGACCCAAGGGCAGGCCGTCAAGTTAACAACCCCGCTGAAATCGGGACTGCTGACTACCTACAACTTTACCCGCACTACCACCGCCATCACCTACACAGGGACGACGAGTGCTGCTTTGCGGGTGTCGGCAAGCATGGTATTCTCGCAAGGCAACGGCAACCAAATAATCATCTACATTGCCAAGAACGGAACCATCATTCCGCAGTCCATGACTGACATCACCACGGGCCACAACAACGGCCATGCGGTCACGATTGAAGCCGTTCTGCAAGGTGCAGTCAATGACGAGTTTACCATCTACATCAACGCCGTGAGCGATGGCGGTGCTATCACGATTTCGGCCCTCAACTTCACCGTCCACACGCTATGAGTATAAAACAATCATTCACCCAATGGCTTGGGATTGAGCACAAGGTCCCCGTGATGCTTGAAAACAAAGCGGGCAAGTACATCACTTATGGGGCTTTCAACGAGTACCCCTACTATCTGCTGGACAACTACCGAAGAAGCAGCAAGCACAACGCTATTGTGAACGGGAAGGTGAACTACATCGTGGGCGGTGGCTGGCAACCTGGGGAAAAGATGACCGTGGAGCAGCAGGCCCGCTACGCCAAGTTCTTTGACGGGTTGAGTGAGCATGACGACTTGAACGACATCACCGAGAAGTTGGTCCTGGACCTTGAACTATTCAACGGGTTTGCCGTTGCGGTAACTTGGAACAAGATGGGAACCATTGCGAAAATGGAACACATCCCCTTTGAAAAAATCCGAGTGGACAAGGACGAGCGGATGTTCCAGGTGGCCGATTGGTACGACGACGCAATGATCCAACTCTACCCCAAGATTGGGGATGTCGAGAAAATCCCCGCATTTGATGCAGACAACCGCATCGGCAAGCAACTGTTCTACTATCGGGTGTATGCCGCAGGCGTGAAGTCCTATCCGCTCCCCGAATACATGGGAGGATTGGCGTGGATTGAAGCCGATGTGCAGGTGGCGAACTTTCACAACAACAACCTGCGGAACAACTTTTGGGGCGGGTATTTAATCAACTTCAATAACGGCATCCCGACCCCCGAAGAACAGGGCGACATTGAGCGTCAAATCAAGCGCAAGTTCAGCGGGACGGATAACGCTGGACGATTCGTTGTGACTTTTAATGATGATGTCAGCAAAGCCCCGACGCTTGAACCGCTCACGCCATCGGACATGGATAAGCAGTTCGAGATTTTGAACAAAGCCATCCAGTCGGAAATCTTCATCAGTCACAGGGTCGTGAACCCGATGCTATTCGGGGTGAAGACCGAAGGCCAACTGGGAGGGCGGCAGGAACTGGTGGAGGCGTACGAACTATTCAAGGCGACCTATGTGAACGACCGAGTGCGGAAGGTGGAGCGGATGATGAACTACTTGGGTTCGTTCAACGGCGTGGAAGGGATGGAACTGATTCCTGTGGAGCCCATCACGGAGCAGTTAAGCGAGAACGCAATGATTCAAGCAATGACACCCACCGAACTCCGAGAGAAGGCGGGACTGCCTGCCATTGAAGTCAAGACCGAGAGCAGCGTGCAGGATGTCATCACGGCCATTAATAGCCTCTCTCCGCTCGTTGCAAACAAGGTGCTGGAGTCAATGTCGCCCAATGAAATCCGTGCGCTTGTGTCGCTTCCTGCGAAGGCAGAGGGCCAAGGGCTGATGACCCCCGCTGGCACGCCTTCGGATGTGGTTGGACCCAATCCCCAACCCGACGAGCAACCGCAAACCCCCGCCATGATGGGCAACGACAACATCAAGAAGTTGTCGGGCCGTGAGTACCAAAACCTCATGCGTATCGTTCGGCACTATGCGCAGGAGAAAATCACGCTGGAGATGGCCCGCACGATGCTATCCGCTGGTTTCGGGTTGACCCCCGAAGAAGTGAACACCCTGCTCGGAGTGCAAGAGCAGGCGTTTTCCGAGCCTATGTGGGGCGAAGAAGACACCGAGGATTACGGATGGGGGGACGAGGAATTTAAGGTCTTGGAGGTGGTTGCAAGCAAGTTTGGGAGCAGTTCCGACGACTATGTGGTCATGCACTCCAAGCCAATGCGGTTTGATGCCGACTTGGACGACCAGGTGCGTCAAGCCTTCGCTGAACTTAGGGAGGAAGAAAAAGAACTTGACGAGAAAATTGAAAAGTACCGCAAGAAGAACCGTGAAGCATCGGTGGAAGAAATGGCCAAGGAGTTCGGGGTCAGCAAAGCGAAGGTCGCCAAGCGGGTGGCGTACTTGATTACCAAAGACCGCTACCCCATCGCAAGAGCGGTGGACCAAATCGCAGAGCAGGGCTTGCCCAAAAACATCAAGGAAGTGGCCGAACCCGTGCTTGAAGTGAGGTACAAATATTCGTGGGCCGCAGGGTTCAGCAACAAAGACAAGAGCACGAGCCGTGAGTTCTGCAAGGTCATGCTGGACCTCGCTGACCAAGGCAAGGTTTACACCCGTGACGACATAAATGGTATTTCCAACATCATGGGCTACTCCGTTTGGAATCGCCGTGGCGGTTGGTATCACACGGCCAGCGGAGTGAACCGCCCCCAATGCAGGCACATTTGGGAGCAGCAACTTGTCATCCGTAAGGGCAACAAAATTTCAAAAGCATGAAGGCACTATTCATAAGCGAACAAACCCTGCTGGACAACTCGGTCATAAACGAGAATGTTTCCTTTACGCAGATTCGGCCTACCATCGTGAAGGTGCAGGAGATGCGGATTCAGCCCATCGTTGGGTCGGCCCTGTACTCGGAAATGGTGACGCAAGTGGTGAGCGGCACGACCACGGCACTCAACACTACGCTATTGGAGGACTACATCCAACCCGCTATGGTGCAATGGCTCTACTACGAGTTACCCATGGTCTTGGCGTTCAAGTACATGAACAAGGGAATGGTCCGCAGAACCAGCGAGGAAAGTTCCCAAATGTCCATGGACGAAATCACCCGCCTCACCGACAAAGTGAAGAATGATGCCGAGTGGTACTCCGAGCGCATCACCCGCTACTTGATGGAGCAGAAGGCCAACTATCCGCTATTCAACTCTCCGCCATCGGCCTTGGACACCATCTACCCCAACGGAACCAATTACAACACGGGGATGGCCTTGGATGCTCGGACCCTCCGCCGTGGTGCTGGACTTGACAGGCCATGGCCCTACGACCCCTACTGCAACAACTGCTGAACATGGGCGCACACTCTAAAAACATTTTGAAACTACAAGCCTATGTCTTGGATAAAAATCAAGCAAGCACTCCTTGCGCTTGCAAATGCTCACCCGCAAGTAAACTCCTTCGGAACGGGCGACCCGCTTGCCATCGGAACGGACAACACCATCAACCTACGAACCCCAAGCCGTGAGCGAATCGTCTATCCTTTGGTATTTGCGGATGTTCAGTCAGCGAGTACTGACCTTGGGAGTTTGGCTCTTGTGGTCGGGGTCTATTTTTCTGACCGAGTGGAATCCATTGCCACGATGGGTGGAGTGGTTTCGGGCAGCCCGACGCTGGGTTGGCAGGACAACGAAGACGAGGTTTTGAGCGACCAACTGCAAATCGCTCAGGACTTCATTTCAAGCCTCACAAACGACCCGACGCAAGAGTGGACCCTAAGTACCAGCGTCAGCCTTACGAGGTTTGTGGAGAGCCGAGATGACCGCACGGCGGGGTGGGTGGCTACGATGTCATTCCAACTTCCGTACTCGCATTCCGTTTGTGAAATTCCTTCATAAGATACATTTACCCTAAAGCAGAATTATGCCAACTCCAATCTTACAACAAATGCTCGGACAGGGCGGTACTTGCGAACTGATTGATTCAGGTGCAGCCGCCACGGGTAAGAACTACGACTTTCTTGTCGTCAATTCAGCCGCAACGATGACCACCCTCACGGGTACAGGCAGCGAGAACCTGCTGACCGCTTACAACTTTTCCACCAAGTCCATCTCCGCAGGCATCGTGATTTGCGGTCGCAACGGCGGCAAGATTACGGCGGTAACGGTTTCCGTAGGTAGCGTCATCGGTTACACCTTCCTCTAACCATGCTGATAGGCTACGGCTACGGCTACCCCCGTTCAATGGTGATGGGCAAGACCCCTGCAGAACTTGCGTGGGATGCCTTCAACGCCCGTGCTACGACCGACGGGGCAGCAGCGGCAGAGGCCGCCGTCAGCGGTTGCCTGCAAGCCCGATTCGCTATTCTATTTAACTTCTAAGAATGCCCACGCCTTCACTTCTACTTGTCCCCGCCCGTTTCAAAACGGGGCGGTTATACTCGCAAATCCCAACCAACACGGACAACCGAGGGGACTTCACCGTTACCCGCAACACCGAGGCACGGCGGTTTGATTCTGCTGGCTTGGTTGCATCCGTAGCGTCGGGCATCCCCCGCTTGGACTACTACACCAGCGGCGGCGTGACGGGGTGTCCTGCGTTGCTCGTGGAGCCTGCGGCGACGAACTTGGCGTTGCAGAGTGAGAACTTCTTGACAACTTGGGCTCCCTCAAATATTGCAGTAACAACTGGCTCAACGGCTGCGTTTACGGCTCCCGATGGAACAACCAATGCCGACCTCTTGACTGCTACCACAAGCGGTAACGCAAGAATTAATCAGTCGTTTACATTTGTTTCAGGCACAACTTATTCTTATTCCGCATTCGCAAAAGCGGGGAGTGGGTTTTTTGGCTTGACTATGGAGAATGGCGGTGTTTTAAGCGGGTCCGCAGTTGTTTGGAATCTTAACACGGGCGCTCTTGCGGTTAGCGGAGTTGTTGGAGCGGGCTACACATTGCAGTCACAAGGCATTGAGAACTACGGGAATGGATGGTATCGTTGTAGAATGACCGTTCTTCTTGGCCTTGGGGCCGCTGGGAATATTCGTGCTAATACGAGCAATGGAACCATGACAAGTGCAGTAATTCAAAGCGCAAGCGGGAATACTGCGTATGTATGGGGCGCACAACTTGAAACAGGCTCGGTGGCGACTTCTTATATCCCCACCACCACAGGAACGGGAAGCCGAAGCGCAGATGTGGTATCCGTGAGCGGAGCGGTCAGCGGGTCCATTGGGCAGACGGAGGGGACGATTTATGCGGAGGTTGATGTGAGGACTTTTACATCAAGTGCGGCAAGACGCATTGTCAACCTTCGTGTGGACGGTAGCAATCTTTTGTCCTTACAAATAAATGAAGCAAGCACAAATATTGAATTTGTCGCAGCATCGGGCATAACAAGCGTTACTGCCTTTGCGTCGGGATTAACGGCTGGAATATATAAAATTGCGGTTGGCTATAATTCAGCAGCAAGTGGAACGGTTTTGTATGTCAACGGAACTTTGCGAGATACCAAAACAATCGCAATTCCAAATCTATCTGCCGCAGTTTTTGGTCTTGGCATTCGTGGTGATGGAAGCGCAGGCACTCAACTCAACGACCGCATCCGTGCCGTGGCCCTCTACACGACCCGCCTCACCAACGATGAACTTCAGTCGTTGACCACCCCCTAAGATGCCCACCTTCCGCAAGTTCGCCTTTCCCAACCAAGCAACCGCTGACAAGGCATTGCAAGGACTGCAACCGCTGGACTTCGCCGTGCCGCTCGGACACCTCTGCGCCGCTACCGATGGGGAAGGAAACTGCATCAAGACCCGCCCCGAATTTGCGGTGGACATACTATTCCACGACACCTGCCCCGAAGCCTTGGCCGCATTCGTGGTATGGCCCGCCCCTTGCGGAGTGCATTCGTTCAGCGGGTGGGAAGAACAATACGCTGCTGACCACAAAGAATTTGCAACACCTTCCAAATAAAAACATTTCCCCTTATGCGCCTATTTCGCCGTAACGCCAACCCCGACCAACCCAAACTTCCACTTATGAAATCAGCCGTCATCGCTCTGCTTCGCCACCTGCTCACCTTTATCGGCGGTACACTTGTCGCCAAAGGTATCCTTGACACCGCAACCCTCACCGAAATTATTGGCTCGGTAATCACGCTTCTTTCAGTAGGTTGGATGGCGTTGGATAAATCAAAGGGCGAACCCAACAAGTAGCCACAGGGTGAACCTAATTGAAACCACTATCATCGGCACGGTCAGCGCAATCGTTGGCGGTGCAGTCGCTTGGCTGACACGGGGACGCTTTACGGCGGATTCCCTCCAAGTCAAGCAAGCCCAAGCGGTGCTGGCTATGTGGCAGGAAACCGCTGAGGCTCAAAAGAAAGAGTTGACCGAATTACGCAATGAGATTGTAAGTTTGCGAGAGCGGATAGAGTTGCTGGAGAACACCATCCAAACACTCGAAGCCGAAAACGCAACACTTAAATCCCAGCGATGATTCTGCCACTAACCAAGCACACCCGAAACATCCACGAAGTCACCTGCCAAAGCGGGCAGGAGTTCTTGCTCATCAGCGACCTGCATTGGGACAACCCGCACTGCGATAGGGGGTTGCTGACCAACCACCTAAAGGAAGCCCAACGGCGCAACGCAGGAGTCATCGTCAATGGTGACTTTTTTTGTTTGATGCAGGGCAAGGGCGACCCACGCAGGAGCAAGGAAGACATACGGGAAGAACACAACAACGCCCGCTACTTGGATTCCATTGTCAACACGGCCGTGGAATGGTTTGCACCCTATGCCAAGAACCTTCTATTGGTCGGCTACGGGAACCACGAAACATCCATCATCCACCACCAAGAAACCGACATCCTGCAACGCTTCGCAAGCACCTTGAACTACGCCACGGGGTCAGCGGTTGAGGTCGGTGGGTACGGAGGAACCATTGACATCCGAGTGCTGCACGATGCAATCCGTGGGGTCAACTTTGTAGTGCATTATTTTCATGGCGCAGGTGGGGGTGGTCCCGTCAGCCGTGGAGTAATTCATGACCAACGGTTACTCGCAAGCACCGAAGGCTACGACCTCACATGGATGGGCCATGTGCATGAACTTTACTACCACCAAAACATCATTCACCGCTATGACCGCTCCACGAAGACCCTCCTTCAAAAACCTATTCACCAACTGCGTACTGCGACTTACAAAGAGGAATGGGACGGGGGCTACATGGGCTTTCACACTGAACGAGGCCGAGGCCCGAAGCCTTTGGGCGGATATTGGATGAAACTTGAAACCAGCAGGAACGCAAGCAAGGACAACAAGGGGACCGAACTGCAACTGCACGCCACCTTCACCCCTGCGGATAGGTTGTACTGACCTGTACGATTCCCTCGTACAACTATCCCTCCTGCGTATCGTTTGCGGTTAGGTACAGGTAACCGTACTCCTTCTCTGCGTTGAACTGCGGGCAAGCCTTGGTCACGCCTGGGAAGTCACGATGGCCACAAATGCGGGCCTTCGGATATTTCTGCAACCACGATAGCAGCACCCCTGCGATGGCTTGCCTCTGCTGGATGGTTCGGTCGTCCGTGTCCTTGCCTCCAATGTAGGACACATGGAGGCTCGTAGCGTTGTGTCCTGCAACCCCGTTGGTCACCTTGTCGTCGGTTGCCAGCGTCGTGATGTTCCCGTTGGGTTCAATGATTTTGTGATACCCCACCGCCTTCCAGCCCAACCCTTCCTTCCAATGGCGGCGGATGGATGCAATAGTGGTGTTCTTCGGCGTGGCCGTACAATGGACGACGAGGTGGGTTATATTTCTCATAGTTATTCTTCGGGGTTAAGGAGTGGGTAGTAACAAACGGTGTGGTCTTCGTCCTTGGGCAACTGGGAGGCGGACACTTCATGAACCCCCGCCCATTGAGCCTTGGCGGGGTCGTAGCCCAGCAACTCGCAAGCCCTTCGGTACTCGCACAGGAGGGCGTGGTTCTGCTCTAGGTCAGCGGGCGATACCGCAATCATCAGCCGCTCCAAGGCATTCGTGAGGGCTTTGGCAGGTCGGGTGGAGTGGTAGGTCATACCGCAAATTTATACCCGATAGCGCAGAAATATGCCCAAAACAGAGAGTTTTGAAAATCTTATACCGCATCGGGTGTAAATGCCCAAAAAGAAAAATGACTACAATGGTCGCAAAATGGTAGAGGCGTTGTAACTTTGTCGGACACTAAACCACCAACCATGCCACAAACCATCAAAAAGTACCCCGTCGTCGTTGTAGAATCAGCGACCGACCCCGTGTCCAAAGAAACCTGCGGAGGCGACCAGTACACCCTCGTAACCCCAAAGAGCAAGGCGAGAGCGTTTTCAATGGCCAAACTATTGAAGAAATTCTACGAGGTCCATGTGTACGAAGAAACCAGCACCGATGTCCAAGGCCATTGGATTTTCAAGAATGGCGTTATGACCCACAATATGTTCAACAATTAAACCACCAACCATGACCCACGAAACCAAAACCAAACTCAAAGCAGCCCTTGCGACGGGCTACATCGTGCTGACCACCTGCCTCGGCCTCGCATTTTTCGGCAGATTCTTTCTCGCAATTATCACCAACTAAACCCACCAACCATGAAACCACTATCCCCCGAACAACTCGCTAAAATCGCCGAGCCACTCCCACCCGAAGCCATTGCGGCTCATCCCCGCATGGCGGGCCTCTCAACCATTAAGGGCATCTTCGTAACCGAACGACTGAACCAAGTTTTCGGTGTCGGTGCGTGGGTCGTCAAGACCGACCTGTCTGCCCCCATTGCAACCGTCCACACCACAACGAATGCTGGCCGTGAGCGGATTGAGTACACCGCCGTAGCCAAAACCATCTTCACGGTTCCCGCCCACGACATCTACTACGAGTGCATTGCATCCAGCACCAACTCCGACCCAGGCGATGCCGCCAAGGGTGCGACCACGGATGCGATTACCAAGATTGCTTCGTGGATTGGAATCGGCATTGATGTTTACAAAGGCAAGCACGGAGCGGCCCCCAAGCCCACGAACGCCAACCTGCTGGACCTCAACGACCGCCTCGGCCTAGTTCCCGCATACGACGACCTCACCGCCGCAACGCTCAAGGCTGACTTCTTGAAACTGGTCAAGAAACTCCCCGCCGACCAGCAGGAACGCTACATGAAGGACATTGACCAAATGACCCCTGCCCGATTTGAAAAGGGCATCGTATTCATCCAAAACCAACTCTCTAAAAAATAAGCCATGGCCTTACTTGAAAAATGTAATGCGGATGTCTATAAAGCCATCCTTGACATCAAAGAGGAACAACCCGTAATTGGGGAGAAAATCATCTCTATCCTGCAAAAGCACGAATGGTCATTTGATTTAACTTGCTCCGAAATGCTTTGGTTCTCTGCGCATCTTCCTTGGAAAATGTGGGACTACAAAGTCCACACCTTTCAATTCCTCTTTGAATCCAAACAAACAACCGTAATGCCATGAACCATTTAGTCACCATCCCCAAGTCGGATATATCCAAGCAGGACATCGCCGACATCGCCGCTGGCCTCATCCTCCGCATTGAGGAAGGCGAGGTCAACCCCATCGCCGCCCATGTACGCTTGAAGGCGGTCGTGAAAGCCCTGGAGCAAGTCCTCAAAGCGACAGAGGACATCGTTCGGGACGAAGCCGAAAAGCACGGCAAGACCTTCTCCGCCTTCGGTGCTGAAATCCAAGTCAAGGAGGGGGCGCTCACGCCCGACTACTCGCACGACCAGCAATGGAGCGACCTGCAGGCAAGCATGAAAGCCCGTGAGGAACTGCTAAAGATGGCCTTCCGCAACGCTGGCAAGGCAACGGTGTACGACGAATCCACGGGTGAAGCGGTTCCCGTATGTCCCGCCAAAGGGACAAAACCAAGCATCGCAGTAACTTTTAAAGCCAGTTAAGATGAAAGACGGACAAACTATCGCCCAATGGCTAAAGTGGGATTTTGAGGTGAATGGGGACTTGGAAATCTACGGCAAGAATGGCAACCTAATCTACCATGAATATTCAAATGGATTTTGGCAAAAGTATGAACACGATTTTCAATGCAGATTAATCTACACAGAGGATTGCTCTGGGTTTTGGGAAAAGTGTGAATACGATTCCGAAAGCAATCGTATATACTATGAAAATAGAAATGGCGTGATTACGGACAACCGCACCCCCGAAGTCATCGAACACAACGGACGCAAATATCAATTAATCCCTTAACCATGCCCAAGCCAAAAGGAAAAGAAATCCAACGAAGAGTCGCCACCATCTACGCCGTGTCGTACCTCGCACAACGCCCGTACAGGGCCACAGAACTCGCAGAAGTGCTTGGGGTGACCATCCGTACCACCTACCGAATCCTAAGCGATTTACGGGCCTCAAATTGGCTCGTACTGGAAAACTGCAAATACTCAATTCAACCTAACCAAACCCCAACCCAAAACCCATGAGCGATTACACCCCACAACCCAACACCTTCACCTTGTTTGCTAACGACAAAGGTGACAACCCCAAGCGGCCCGATTACAAGGGCGACATCGTCCTGCCCGACGGAACCAAGATGCGCCTGTCCGCATGGGTCAAAGAAGGCAAGAGCGGCAAGCGGTTCCTGTCAGGCAAGGTTGAACCATTCCAGCAGCAGACCAGCGGCGGGAATTTTGCCCCCCAAGATGGTGATATGCCTTTTTAGTGTAACTTTGTGAACTAATTACATTTACCAATAACCACCTCATGTTTCCGGCCATGCGGTGTTTAGATAAAGGGTTCAATCCATCGTAACCCCTCGCCTCAACTGCCGGAACAGTTGGGGCGTTTTTTTCTTTATGCTATGGCAGAAATATCAATCTTCAAAGCCTCCACGGGAAGCGGTGTACGAAACAACGTCCCGGAGAGCCACATGCAGTTCGTCCAGTACATTCAGGACATCAAGGACGGCATCTTCTACACCGAAGTCATGGCCTACCGTAAGGCCAAAACCGAGGAAACCAAACGAAGGCTCACCGCCGTAACGCCCAGCGGTAAGTTCAAGAAGCAGGGCAAAGAAGG